TAAATACTGGTATCTCTGGATCTACTGATCTAAGAGATGACCTTAGAAAGTTATAAATATCAGGTGTTGGATACTGTGGTAACTCATCTATTCCTATCCAAGTGTAAGACTGTCCTTGATATCTAAGAGCATCTGTTGTATTTTCTGCATATCCAAATTCTATTTTAGCACCAGATGGGAATCGCCATTCTTTTTCTTGCTCTCTCCACTTAGCACCAGGAAAAGCTTTTGGATATAATTGTTGTGAGTGATTAATTAAATCTCTCAACTCAGGCATTGAACGTCTTAGTAATAAACCTCTATGTTTTTGTTTATCACAATATCGTAGTGGATCAATAAGCATTGCATATGATTTACCACCACCTCTTGCTCCACCATAAAATACTTCTCGTTCTGATGCTGCTAGAAACTGTGTTTGTGGACCTTCATTAGGTTCAAATATTATCTCTTGTTCTTTTACAGCTTTTTTAACATTTGGTGGAACAGTTTCAAACTCTTCTTCAACAAATATATTTTTTTTATTTTCTAATATATCGTCTGCTTTTTTTAAAGCTTCTTTTTTATTTTTTAATTTTTTTTGTGCATTGTGATAATTATCTTTTGCTTTTTGTACTTGTTTAGCTATATCACTAATGCTAGCCTTAGCTGATTTTTTTGCTTTGGCTACTTTTTTCTTTTTAGGTTTAGGTGGTTCGACATCATTCACTTCTTGCTAGCACCTTTCTTAAGCCTGGAGCAGATATATATCTGCCTGTTTTTCTTTTCATCCATCCAGCAACTTCTCGATAGGAACAACTTTTAATATATTGTTTTGCTTGTTCTATAGCTTCAAGTTCCTCTTGGATTGGCTCTAATAATTTATCATCCTCTTCGTTAACTTTATAACCAAAAGGAATAGTTCGTGAAACTCTTTTTTTTAATCCTAGACTCATGCCTCTTTTGCGGGTAACACAAATATGCCATGAGCAACTTTTGCATTAACATCTATTTTTTCTTTTTTAACCAAACCGACTCGATCCAATATTTGCTTCGCTGCTTCCATTCTAATACTAGCACCAGGAATAGATCCATCGTCAGTAAGAGCACGACTAATGCCAAGTGCAGCTTGTGGAGAGTGTGCTGCCAAAACTGATTCAGCCCTTTCAATAATTTCATCTTTTAATCCTTGTACAACTCTTGGGTAGGATGTTGGGGCATATCCTGCAAGCTCTGCAGCTTTTCTAGGATCTCCATCTGCCTCTGAAAATAAAACAGATAGAAATGTTTTTTGTTTATCTGTTAGTTCTTTGTTATCTTTTTTGTCTAATAACATTTTAGCTAAAGATACTAATAATAACAGCTAAAACAATTACTGCAATTACACCAGCTTTGATGTAATCTTTCTTTGCCCAACTATCATAGTTCTTTACCCATTCTATAATTTTATTTACTTTTTCCATAATGTTCTCCTTTAACAGTTCCATTTTCTTAATGATTTATTAATTCTTGAATTTGGATCTCGTGCAGTTTTTTTAGATGTTAATTTTTTCTTCATACCTTTCATTCTTGCACAAAATGATTTACGTCTCTTAGCAGCCTTTGATCCTTTTTTTAATTTACTTGGTTTGGTAGTAACAGCTGTTTGTAATTTACTACCTGGATTAGCTCTGCGATAAGATGCAACTCCTTTTTTATTCAATCCACCTTTTGGATCTTTACCTTCTTTCCTTTGCCAGGCAGGAGTCTTCTTTCGCTTTGCTGCCATAATTTTTATACAACAGATCTATTTTTATTTTTTCTTAGCTTTGCAAAATCTACAGCTGTAATTCTATCTCTAGGCTCCGCAACACGGGCTATCTTCATTTGATTATCTGTTAGTCTTCTTTTGCCGTTTTTACCGTTTGGTTTGTTTCGCATCGTGTTTCCTTTTTAATGATTGTTTAGCTTTCTTTGCGATACTTACAACTTTAGTCTTACCCATAACTTTTGCACGCTGTTCCATAACTGTAAGTATCTGTATTTTACGGGCGTATGGTTTATTAACTCTTCTTACTTTTGCAACTGTTGCTCTTGCGTCAGCTGGGGTAGCAAACTTTATACTTACTGTATCTTTTGGATTTTCATCTGTGTATAGTCTACGACCACTACCCTTTGGCTTTTTGCCTGTTCCCTTTTTTGGATCTCTTTTTTTTGCCATTCTTTGCCTTGCTTGGTAATAGTCCTTTATTAACTGCTCTTGCTCTTTCAGAGAATCCTAGTTTCTTTCCCTGTTTAATTTTTTTTCTTATTGTTTCTACTTTTGCGACCACTTGTTTTTTTCTTTAATATTGTTTTAACATTTGTTGGCTTACCACCTACACCTTGTGCTTTAGATCTTTTTCTTGATACAGCACTTTTAATTTGAGATGCTGACATAGATCTTGCTTTAGATCTTGGTACACATTTAGGATATTTTCTTTTTGATCCTGTAGCAGACTTACGTCCACAAGCTTGAAACTTTCCTTTCTTTTTAGGTGCACCTATATCGACCCAGTCTCCTTTGGGTCCTTTACCAAACCAGGCTGTTAATCCTCCTTTTGGTTTGGCCATTAAGCACTCCTGTATCCACCACCTCTTTTTTTATACGTTCTGACTAACCAGCCATTAGCATAAGCAGATGGGTATACTTTAAACTTACGCTTCGCCTCTGCCTTTACTCTTGCATAAAGTGCAGGGTTAGTGGGTACAGCTTTTCCTTTTTTACTTTTTGACTTCTTCTTCGCCATTATTTAACCTATTGTAAAAGTCATCTAATGCATTATGCTCACAGTTTGCACATGCACATACGGAACATTGTCCTCCGTTACTGCAGTGACAACTATGATCACAGTTCTTACACATTAGTTCTATTTTCTTTTTTGACTCTCTTTGCTTGTCGGGTAGTTCTAGTTTTAGATCTAGTTGCATGGGCTTGCTCCTTAGATTTTTTATTGAGTAGTTCTGCTAGTTCTGCAAATGTCGTCATGATATTACTATTAATAGACCTTTTTTCTTAGATGATTTTTTTACTTTTTTTTTACGTTTTTCTTTTTCTTCTTCTTCATGTCTTTTTTCTTATTCTTTGCTGATTTTTTCATTCCTCGCATAGTAGTCTCCTATAAGTTTTACGTTTATTTACTGTGGATTCATAGTAGTCTTGTGGCCAAGTATCATAGAATCCTATTTTATTTAAGTTAGAACTTGCTTTTTCTAACTCTTCAAATGGTTGTATTAGAACCATAAGAAACTCGTTGTCTGATTCCCAGTCTGTATTCTCTAAAAACTCTACAGGTTCAAGATCATTGCCTGGGTGTGATGCCATCAGGTATACATCCTGTGGCACAAATACATGATTCAGTGCGTGAACATAGCTATCCAGCTCATCTGCTGTTACTTCTAGATCTAAACATGCTACAATACAGATCTTTTTATCAGATTGTTTAAAGTTGTTACACTGGTTAACAACTGTTTCTAGTAATTTTTCGCCAGACTCTTCTACAACTATGTTAATCTGCCCAGATGTCCTTGCCTGTTTAGCATATGGACATACAGGTTTGCCTCCTAATTCTTTGTTTGGCAGTTCTAAGAAGTCTTTTGACCAGGATATGATGTCTTCTTCGATTGTTCGCACTGGTTATCGTTAGTTTTTTTAGATTTTTTCCTAAATATACTGTTAAAATGGTCTTCATCAAAGCGATGATAATGGCTAGGTCGCCAATAATTCTTAAATGTTCTTACTGCCATACAAAAAATTCGTTATATTTCATGTAGTTACCGTGAATGTCCATGGTTTAGATTGTGTGTGACCCTTTGGTAACTACTAATTATATATATTATACATACAGATAGCGATTCTGTCAATACATTTTTTAATTTTTTTATTGACAAAATCGAAATAGGGGTGTATAATGATATTAGGGTCCTCCCCGAGGGTCCTATATGTATTTCCTATTAGGGACTCCATAGGTAAATGCCCGCAGGAGTCCATACTAATGTTGCCACCAAAGTGGTTTACATTGATTTTTAATATTTTTCCAGCAATGGCGTATAGGATATATAGGG